CAGGGCCGAGGAGATTGCGAACATGCTCGAAAGAATGCCGTCCTGAAAATGAACAGTATCCCTGGAGGTGAGGAGTACCTGATTCACCGACTTCTCTACCGAAGACATAGTACTTGGCTTCCCTTTCGAAAAGCTCAGTGAGCCTAGGGACATCTTCCTCTTCGACATAGTTATTGTATGTAAACACTATATGGCTAAAACGATCTCTGGGGTTGAGACGAGGCATGAATGATACAAGGAACGGGGGCCATTTATAGATGGGTAGGGGTCCAGGGCACGGGGGGTAATAGTAACCCCCGCGCCCTTGGCCCCCAATATTTTATTACAACAGGACTGCATTGACGTAAGCGCTTACGCTTAGGTATACTAGTCGTACACTACACGGCATCTCCGACGAAAGATGCGTTCCAGTACTGCGTGATTGTAGCGGAACTCGCGGCGGCTGAGCCGGTACTACCGACAGCCACTACCCAATAGAAGCGCTTTGTAAGTTGACTATACTGAAACTGGTCAACTGAATGAACCTTCAGACGAAACTTCACTTCGGCGACATTATCATTATTCAAAAGGACAGTCTTATTCACGAGTGGAGTGCCGTAGAACTGTTTGAAATCGGACAACTGGGTTATGTCAAATCCAACCGTCTGATTGGCGATGGCGGGAGGTGCTACTCCCTGACGATCACCAGTACGGATCAATGTAATCCTGACTTCCTGAGGCTGAGTATCAGCACTCTGATTTGTAACACGTATACCAAGAACACCGCCACGTACGACAATGTTACCATTAAATGTAGGAATAGCAACACCGAAATCCGGTGCAACTGCGCCTCCACTCGCGGTCCAGAAGGGACTAGCTGTATTGCCGAAGGCATCGTATATGCCCACTGTATACTGTGCTGAGTTGGCAGCAGAAGCTTGACTCTGCGTGAAAGCGCTATTGGTTCTAATCTTAGTCCTGAGAATAGACGAGTTCCAAAGCATATTCCGATAACGCTTAGTACTAAGACGTTTACTACGGAAACCAAAGGAATTCGCAACCCCAGACTGGGATGTGAATGATGACGTTTTAGCTCGCCGACGATTGCGTCGCCTCCTACGAATTACCTTTCGTGCGGGGGCTGACGGCTTGCGTGTTTGATGCGTTCGAGCCATTGTGATCTTACTCACCCTCACGGGTAAGCGCGGGTATTTATAGAGTATGTTATCAAGTGGGGTATGCACGCTCCGCGTGCGTCCTGTCACGTGCTTCGCACGTGGTGGGCCCAAGGGCCCACGTGTCCTTTGGCTCCGCCACGGCGGCCACTCACCTGCGGTGGGCCATTCTAAAGGTAATCTTACATGCGTTGTATTTCCGAGAGGCAACAATATTTCGAAGTGATATCTTTATTTCATTTCAATAAAAGTACATCGCCTTTCCAAGGCTGGCAATTGAGGATTAATTTCATCTCCCCACTTGAATATTTCCCTAGGATGGAAATTTGATGTGACTATGAATGTGTCAGCGTGAAGCGCGACCATTCCTCCCTTATTTTCTACTAAACATTTATAACGATCAAACCAACGCAGCAAATGGTTTATATCAATACCATTTGGACCAAAATCATCTATTATTACATTTGATTGACAGAGATATCCATTCCACCATTTGGTCCTCGGCTCTTTAATGTAAGCGTCGGGAAGATCTTCATGGGCCTTTCTTGATTTACCTACGCCCGGTGGGCCGTAGATCCATTTAACATTGATGTTGGGCCGGTCAATAGGGGCCCGGAGGGCCAGAGCGTTTCTGAGCATGTTAGATCCATGATGGATCCAAAGATGGGGGTTGCTTTCGGCGAATTCAGCAACTCCCTTATCTCCTCTTCTGACCATCGTGATGAACTCTCGGGAAAGTTCGTCTTTATCCTGTCTAACTCGTCCCTCATTAAGTGCACCGCCCTCGACGTAATGTCCAGCCTTAGTGCAATACTTTCTATTTTGGCGAGCAGTACCCCTTGCTCTTTCGAAATGGATCCCAGGGCCGAGGAGATTGCGAACATGCTCGAAAGAATGCCGTCCTGAAAATGAACAGTATCCCTGGAGGTGAGGAGTACCTGATTCACCGACTTCTCTACCGAAGACATAGTACTTGGCTTCCCTTTCGAAAAGCTCAGTGAGCCTAGGGACATCCGTCTCTTCGACATAGTTGTTGAATGTAAAGCAAATATGAGAAAACCTATCTTTGCTATTGAGACGAGGCATGCAAGAGTGAAAGGAAAGGGCAGACTTTATAGAAGGGAGGGGTCCAGGGCAGCGGGGGTAATAGTTACCCCGCTTGCCCTGCCCCCCAATAATTTAATACAAGTTGTCGCCATTGACGGTTGAGCACATGCCCAAGGTATAGCGTACGTTACACGGCATCGCCAACAAAAGATGCGTTCCAGAACTGAGTGACTGTCGCGGAAGGTGCGGACGAAGATTCCGTCGCACCAATACACACGACCCAGTAAAACCTCCTAGAAGTTTGTGAATATTCAAACTGATCTACCTTATGTACACGCATACGGTACACAAATTCAACGACGTTGGCGTTCTCAATTAATGCGCTCCTACTGTAAAGGATCTTCCCATACAACGAACTGAAATCCGTCAACTGGCTAAGATCAAACCCTATAGGTTGATTTGAAATGGTCGGTGGAGGCACAGCCGCTCCAACGGAAGTCTTCTTCGGCGTCATTAGAAGAAACACCTTACACTCAAGTGGCTGTAGATCTGCTGCTTGATTGGATACACGAACACCTAAGGTTCCGCCACGTACGATAATATCTCCGATAAAAGTAGGCACAGCACCCCCAAAATCAGCAACAAGAGTACCACCACTAGGAGTCCAAAAAGGACTGGCAGTATTGCCAAATGCATCGTATAACACGACACTGAATTGTGCTGACGTGGCAGGCGCAGCATGCGCTTGAGTGAATGCAAGGTTCGTCCTGAATTTAGTTTTCATCGTGGAGTCCCTCCATAACATAGAACGATATCTACGCCCAGAAACTTTACGGGATTTGAAACCAATTACAGAACCAGTCCCTTTCTTCGATGTAAACGACGAGGACTTACGTCCACGTCGACGTCTGGGCCTCCGGCCCTTCTTCATGGGCTTGGAAGCGGACGAAGGCTTGCGTGTTTGCAATGTACGAGCCATTTCTCTTACTCACCCTCACGGGTAAGCGCGGGTATTTATAGAGTCTGTGGTGGAATGGTTTGACTTACGCGCTTCGCGCGTCCTATCACGTGCTACGCACGTGGTGGGCCCAAGGGCCCACGTGGGCTTTGGCTCCGCCACGGCGCCCACTCACCTGCGGTGGGCCATTCTAAAGCTAATATCTCCCTTGGCTTTCAGAAAACATGAATGCGTAAAATTAACTCTTTATTCCATGTGAATAAAAGTACAACGCCTTTCCAAGGCTGGCAATTGAGGGTTTATTTCTTCACCCCATTTAAATATTTCCCTAGGATGGAAATTCGAAGTAACTATGAAGGTATCTGCGTGAAGCGCTACCATACCTCCTTTATTCTCAACTAAACATTTATATCTGTCAAACCATCTAAGCAAATGGTTTATATCAATACCATTTGGCCCAAAATCATCTATTATTACAGACTTTTGACAAAGGTAACCATTCCACCATTTGGTCCTAGGCTCTTTAATGTAAGCGTCAGGCAGATCATCATGGGCCTTCCTTGATTTACCTACCCCTGGCGGCCCGTAAATCCATTGGACTTGAATGTTGGGCCGCTCGATGGGGGCTCTGAGGACCAGAGTGTTTCTGAGCATGTTAGATCCATGATGGACCCAAAGATGCGGGTTGCTTTCGGAGAATTCAAGAATTCCCTTGTCTCCTCTTCCGACAGCTTGGATGAACTCTCTGGAAAGTTCGTCTTTATCCTGTCTAACTCGTCCCTCATTAAGTGCACCGCCCTCGACGTAATGTCCAGCCTTAGTGCAATACTTTCTATTTTGGCGAGCAGTACCCCTTGCTCTTTCGAAATGGATCCCAGGGCCGAGGAGATTGCGAACATGCTCGAAAGAATGCCGTCCTGAAAATGAACAGTATCCCTGGAGGTGAGGAGTACCTGATTCACCGACTTCTCTACCGAAGACATAGTATTTGGCTTCTCTTTCGAAAAGCTCAGTGAGCCTAGGGACATCCGTCTCTTCGACATAGTTGTTGAATGTAAAGCAAATATGAGAGAACCTATCTTTGCTATTGAGACGAGGCATAGGAATGCGATAGTAAGGGACAGACTTTATAGCAAGTCGGGGTCCAGGGCAACGGGGGTAATAGTAACCCCGTTGCTGCCCTGGTCCCGATTAATTTATTACAAGGGGGCGCCATTGACGGTAGCGCACATGCTACGGTATAGCGTACATTACACGGCATCGCCAACGAAAGATGCATTCCAGTACTGAGTGACTGTCGCGGAAGGTGCGGACGAAGATTCGGTCGCACCGATACATACGACCCAGTAAAACCTTTTAGCCGTCTGAGAATATTCAAACTGGTCTACCTTATGCACACGCATCCGGTACACAAATTCAACGACGTTGGCATTCTCAATTAATGCGCTACGACTGTAAATAACTCTACCATAAATAGAACTGAAATCCGTCAACTGGCTTAAATCGAACCCTATGGGTTGATTTGAAATGGCCGGTGGCGGCACTGCCGCTCCAACGGAAGTCTTCTTCGGCGTCATTAGAAGAAACACCTTACACTCCAGCGGCTGTAGGTCTGCTGCTTGATTACTAACACGAATACCTAAGGTTCCGCCACGGACGATAATATCGCCGATAAATGTAGGCACAGCACCCCCGAAATCACTAACAAGAGTACCGCCAGAAGGAGTCCAAAAAGGACTGGCAGTATTTCCAAAGGCATCGTATAGTACGACACTAAATTGAGCTGACGTGGCGGGCGCAGCATGCGCTTGAGTGAATGCAAGGTTCGTCCTGAATTTAGTCTTCATGGTGGTGTCCCTCCATAACATTGACCGATAGGAACGCCCTGTAACTTTACGAGTTTTGTAACCAATCACGGAACCAGTTCCCTTCTTGGATGTAAATGACGTGGACTTGCGTCCTCTGCGACGTCTGGGCCTACGGCCCCTCTTCGCCATGGGCTTGGATGAGGACGAAGGCTTGCGTGTTTGCAAAGTACGAGCCATTTCTTACTCACCGTCACCGGTAAGCGCGGGTATTTATAGAGTCTGTGGTGGAATGGTTTGACTTACGCGCTTCGCGCGTCCTATCACGTGCTACGCACGTGGTGGGCCCAAGGGCCCACGTGGGCTTTGGCTCCGCCACGGCGCCCACTCACCTGCGGTGGGCCATTCTAAAGCTAATATCTCCCTTGGCTTTCAGAAAACATGAATGCGTAAAATTAACTCTTTATTCCATGTG